CTCGCTAACCTGCCAGCAGGTTTCAAGGCACGTGGCATGCGCATACGTGACCATGACGAGCCACTGCAACCTGGTGAATTTCGTGATGTGGATGTAACAGGAACTTCCATAAAGGAATCACTGTTACCACTTCCCTACAAGGAACCATCACAGGTATTATTTGGATTGTTGGGTTTCGCGGTTGATGCAGGAAAATCATTTGCTGCAATAGCTGATATGAAAATGGGTGAAGGAAATGAACAGAATCCCGTAGGAACGACGCTTGCACTAATTGAGCGTGGAACCAAGGTAATGAGTGCGATTCATAAAAGATTGCATTGTGCACAACGAATGGAATTTAAAATGCTTGCAAAAGTATTTCAGATTTATCTTCCACCACAATATCCTTACATGGTTGTGGGTGGAAACCAAATGATAAAGCAAGCGGATTTTGATGATAGAGTGGATATTATTCCCGTATCGGATCCAAATATATTCTCCATGGCGCAACGTGTTACATTGGCACAGCAGCAATTGCAATTAGCGACAGCTGCACCACAACTTCACAATTTGCGTGAAGCATATAGAAGAATGTATGACGCGATGGGTGTGGATAATGTGGATTCAATATTAAAACCAGATCCTGAAATGCCAGAACCTATTAGTCCCGCAATGGAAAATGCAGGTGCTATGAGAGGCCAAGGACCTAAGGCGTTTCCAATGCAAGATCATATGGCACATATAGAAGCACATGCTGAATTCATGTTTACAAGAATGGTACAAATTAATCCGCAATTATATGCAATGCTACAGGCACACGTGTCAGAGCATATTTCATTGATTGCAGCACAACAAGTCACTGAAAAATTCAAGCAACAGTTTGAGCAGTTGCAACAACAAATGCAACAGGCACAGCAAAATCCCCAAGCAATGCAACAATTGCAACAGCAACAGGATCAACTAGTTAACCAACAGGCGTCCGAGCAGGCTAAAATAGAAGCCCAAATGACCAAGCAATTGGCACAGGACGAGGAAGCTAGAATAAGCCGTGAACAGCAAGATCCACTTGTTAAGCTTAAACAGCAAGAAATTGACCTGAAAGCAATGCAGGCTCAAATGCAGATGCAGAAGGACATGATGATTGACTCTGAAAAACTTGATCTTGAAAGAGACAAGCTGGAGGCGGAAACAAGTATTGACTTGATGAAAGCTTCAGCAGATGTTAATAAGGAAGATTCAACGGAGGCAATGGCTCTTCTAAAAGAGAACATGGCATCTACAAGGGAGGCCATGAAAAACCAAACAGCTGAGAGGATAGCACAGGAAAATGCGCGCTCACGATCAAATGGACAAAATAAAAAAACAACTGGACAAACTTAGTTCAGTCATGCAAAAAGTGGAGGATCTCGCCGCCAGTGAGATACATTCAGAGGAGGATTATTTGCAGGTATGTGGCGCCATGTTGGCTGTTACACGAAATATGTATATTAGGGCATTAGGTCCTGAGGATACGGCAAGAATGTTTGCAACGGTGGCTGACAGTTTCATGATACAGGAGGAGATTTTACATGCTCTTCCCCATGCGGAGAAACCAACAATACACTAATGCCTTTCAAATCGGAAAAACAAAGAAAATACATGTGGGCAAAGGAGCCTGCAATAGCAAGGAAATGGACTAAAAAATATGGTAGCAAGACTATGAAAAAAGGTGGAATAACTAAAAAACACAGAGGAGGAATAGCAAATGCCACAGGTAGGTAAGAAAAAATTTCCATACACTTCAGCTGGAGTGCAGCAGGCGCAGAAGCATGCACGCGCAACGGGAGAGAAAGTCAACATGGCTGGATACAAGAAGGGTGGATTAAAAAAGAAAAAAGGCGGAACGGTGAAAAAGAATAAAGGTGGAGCGGTGAAAAAGAAAAAAGCATACCATCACGGCGGAAGAGTCAGTGGTGGCATGAAAGATAAACAATGTTAAACAGGAGGTAAATATGAAGTTATTGAAAGATATTTGGGGTCATCTCAAAGAATGGAATGACTGGGGCATGAAAGACTGGATTAAAGCCGGTGTTGTTGTCGTGGTTGTTTTAGTAGTTCTTAAAGTAATTATTGTGCCAGGTGTATAATGGCAACATTTGCTGATAGACAAAGAATAAATAGGGAAGCTAATCGTCCCGCTATTAAATTTAATCAGCGGGACAATATCCGTGACTTTGCGCGTAGTGGTCATGGACAAAATTACAATCGTATGATGGATATCCAACGCCAACTTCCTAACATGGATCGTAATGATCCTATGGTGCAAGAATTTAAAGACAGAAGAAGAATGCTTAACCGGTATGGAAAAAACCCTATGGGTGAAATGCTAGGATACACACCACACGAGATGATGGATAAATATGTGGATCTTAGCCGTGATGTAAGACAGACGAATAAACCAGTTTATAATAAGATGTATCCACTAACAGGTGGATTTATGGACTATATGGATCAAGGGGCAACGCTTGGCATGTTAAAAAATGCAGCAACGGATATTCTCAGTAATGTAGGAATTGGAGGGGCGTTAGACACAAACGAAGAAGAATTAAGAAATTATGCAAATTTAACTTATCCACAAGATGTTCATCCTGGACCTACCTATTATGAAAGACCAGAAGAATTAGGGGACTATGAAGATGATCCAAATGCACCAATTCAAAGAATACAAGAAGAAATTTATGGAGGTCCAAGGCCGCATGAAGGGTTGCCAGTAGAAGCAAGAGATGTTGATCGTCCTTGGAAAGAAGGGGAAATAGACATAGATAGGATACCCCCTCGTACAGGAGTTGATGTAGTGGATGATATTACAGTAACAGATCAAATGCCTGGATCATTTTTCTTTCCGGGAATTTTAGCGAATTTATTTAAAAGACCTGAAGTAATTGAAGGTTATGATACTACTTACATTGATGAGCCAGTAGATGATATAGAACAACGTCCAATAGAATATTTCGAAGGTCCAATAGAAGATTTCGAAGAACCGTTACCATTTGATCAAGGAAAAGAAGATTTCATAAGAAGCCAAAACGAGTATGTATCCCCACCTCCAGTATTTCCAGGAAACGTAAGACAAGACCCACAGGAAACAGATAAATGGCTTAGATATTTAACAGCACCAGAACTAGGATCAGCAAATCCACAAGGTGATTTTGATAAATTTCAGAAATATCCGTTCCCTAAAATAAGCGTAAAATTTGGTGCAGATAATCGGGAAGAACCCCCTCCATTCAATGATGATTTAAGAGAAGCCGGCATAGCTTCTATGATGCAGTCAGGTTTAAACCTTGCTGGAAGAAGACCTTATGAAGATGAATACAGAGCATTCGTAGAAAGTTCTGGACCTAGTAAAGTTATGGTTACTTATGAAGATTTTATGGAATATTATCTTCCACGAATACAAGAAAGTAGAGGAGTATTAAGGGCACCATTAAATTCCCAAGGCAGAAGATAATGTCAGCAAGGGACAGAGCAAGAGGGCAGACTTCTAGAAGTAGAACACAAAGATCACAAAGAACTGTAAGCAGAGGAGCACAGCGAGGTGTATCTGGAAAAACTACTTATGCAACTCCTAACAGAAGCAATAAGATACAGGAAAAAATTAAAACAGATAGAGAAAATAAAAAAGAGCAGAAAGAAATTAGATTAAGTAAAGCTGTTCAAGATCGTAAACAACTAGCTCAAACATTAAAACAAGCTGGTGCCGTAACTTCAGGAGCATTCAGCGGAAATGCATTATGGAGTAAATCCCCTGTTATTTATTCAGAACGAGATCCAAAAACAGGAAGGTTTGATCCCGAATCAGAAAGAATAGGGCAAGTAGATTTAAGTAAAACACAAGTTGATGGACTAACACCTTTTTATTCTACTTTACACCCAGGTGCTTTTCACACTGGTAATGCAGCCTATAAAGCAAGGATGAAAGTTTTAGCAGATGGAGGAACAGAAGAAGAAGCACAAGCGGCAGCAGATGCTGTTAATGAAGAATTAAACAAGGCTTTTTATGTCGATGGAATAGTACCAAAAATGTCGGATGATAGAGGTGCTATAACTACTGGTAAAGATAGAAGAGATTTAATTGATCCTCATACTGGTAAGATTGGTGATTATGAAGGAATAGAGTCTCTTGTTAAAGATGATAAAGGATATTACACTGGTTCTATTGATAATGAATATGGAATGCTTGGTGGATA